GCTGAGGCAACAAGACTTGAAAGAGGAACGTCAGGGATTTTATCACAATCAGTAACAAAGAACATTAAAAAGAAAAAAATAGATGTTCTTGAAACAGAGTATTTTTCACCAAGCGGAAGCACTACTAAATATACTCAAATTGAAAATTTTTTAAAAGGTTTAATTTATTCAAGTAGTTTAGTTGAATTTGAGAGAGGATAATGGCTGATTATTCAAATGATATATTATCTGCATATGATGATATAAAAGATGCTGGACTATCAATTACTATTAATAGAAAGGTTGATGGTACTTTTGAACCAAAGCTTGGTGTTAAAGTTTATCAAACTGCTTTATTAAATGCTGATATTGATAATTCGGTTACTACTTTAACTTTAAAATCTGAATCAGGTGTTTTTTATGATTCTGGTTCAATTTGGATTAATCAAGAAAAAATATCTTACACTGGTGTTTCAGGGAGTGATTTAACAGGACTTACACGAGGTGTTAATCCAACAACTGCTGCAAGTCATTCTGAAGATGATGAGGTTTTTTTAATTGCTCAAGAAGCTAATTATTCAACATATGCTGTAATAACAAGATTTAATTCATATGAAAGAAATGGAATAGATGCTTTATCTACTGTTAAAATGGGTGACAAAAAGCTTTTGATACCTTCTTATGGTTTAAGCATTGTTCCAACTGTTAGAGATACTATTACTATGAGTGGTAAAGACTGGATGATTGTTAATTTAGATCAAATTGAACCTAATGACGAGCCAATTTTATATATTTGTCATATTAGAGGAATCGAGTAAATGATTTCTGAGATTTCTGGAAATTTAAGTGCTTTTAATAAAAAATTAAAAGAGATTGTTGATAAAGAAATACAAAATAAATCAGAAGTTTTAATTGATAAAACTCAAGATCTTTTTTTTGATATTTGCAAAGGCACTCCAATAAAAACAGGTCATGCCAGAAAAAATTGGTTTATGAAAGTAGATGAACCTGATTCAAAGATTATATCTAAAGAAGAAAATGAAGATATTTCTCGTTCACAGGCCATAAGAGAGGCCGAAAAAGACAATGAAAAAGCTGCTGATATAAAGTTTAATATCAAAGAAAATGACTCTATTTATATTTACAATAATGTTCCTTACATAAGAAAACTTGAAGATGGATCTTCAAAACAAGCTCCATCAGGTATGGTAGCATTAAGCTTAGCTAAATTTTCAAGAGAGATGAAATGATTAAAGCTGCAGATAATATATCAGTTATAAGAAGAGAGAAAATTAAATATCATGGCAGAGATGAAGTAATTAGACACTTAGATAAATTACTTGAGGAAAAAGTTTGTGGTAATTTAAAGATTAATTTGTTTAAGGGTGGAATTACTACTTGGAATATTGATGTTACATATAAGCCTACTAAGAATTCATAGCTATAGTATATATGGAGGAAGGAATAAGTCTTGAAAAGATACGATATTTATGAAAATTTAAATAATTATTTAGAATCTAACTGGACAAAAACAGATATTGCTTGGGAAGGATTGCAATATAATGTTTCTGGTAATCAATCTTATATAAAACCATTCTTAAGAATAGGTAATAGTGAACAATTAGAGATTGGAGGTAACAATCCTAATGCTCTTGATATAGAAGATGGTTTTTATTTAATTCAAATTTTAACACCTGTTTCTCAAGGAATTTATCAAGCACAAATTACAGGAGAATCTTTAAGAAGTGTTTTTAGGAGACAATCTCCTATTAATGGTGTTACAATTGGGAATACTTCTTTAAAAGATCCATACATAGATGATGATGATGAGAGGTTTTATCTTTCCATTTTAATCATAGAAATTGTTAACTTTATTTGCGAGAGTTAAAATGAAAATCGGGATAGATTTACTATTAGATAATAAAAAAATGACATCTATAGATTTTGAAATAGATATTGAAAATTTAAAAAACTTTTGTTCTGAAGAAAGACAGAGAATTATTCAAGAAAAAATTGATGAATTTATTGCAAATAAATTTGATTGGAAGTGGTTTTATAAAAAAAAGAATTGATTTTATATATTGAAAATTATATAATCAATATAAAATTTACAGCCCTAAAAGGATACTTTGTGAAAGATCAAAAGCCTTATTCTCTTAATTGAGTTTAGGGCTTTTTCTTTATCATGAATATTTAAACGGAGGTATTTTTTTATGAGTTGTGCAAATTTAGGAAAATCAACGATTGTAGGTGTATGGGCTAAGGCAGAAACTACATGCGGAACATTTGTTATGCCAGCAGCTACAGATGTTATCTTACCAACTGGCTTTCCAGCAGTTAACCAAGAATTCCCAACAACAGACGGTTTAGAGATTAGTGAGTCTCTTGACATAACAGAGCAATTTCAATCAGCAGCTCAACCTGTTTCTTTTTCATTGCCTATGTATGTTAGAGTTCCTGCAGCAGCATCATTAGGAAATGCAATACAGGGAGATGTTGTTTTTCAAAGTTTACTTGGATCTGGTGTTGCTGGTGGTACTGTTTCTGCTGCAGTTGCTACAACATGGACAGTGGGGCAAACAACATCTTTGGGTTTTGATACTTTAGCAGGTGGGTGGCTTCCTGATGTTGGTGTTATTACTGTTGGGACTGAAAAAATTCTTTACAGAGGTATTACTTGGGCTTCTTCAACTGCTGGATCTTTTGACAATGTTGAAAGAGCTTATGCAGGAACTACAGCAGCAGAGCAAGCAGATACCACAGCTTTTACTCTAACTTCAAGGTATTTTAGATTGGATACTGATTCTCCTGCGTTTTCAACAGTAGTTAGAACAGATCACACAGTATATTATATTACTGGATGTGCTGCAAACTCAGCAACTGTTGGAATTACCAATGAAGGTGGTTTGCAATGGTCTTTTGATTGTCAAGCATTATCTTTTGAATGGGCTGGTAAAAGTACTTTGGCAGCACAGGCTGCATCTGGACAGGCTGATGTTGTCGTACCTGATGCTAAACTTTATAGTGTTGGAGCTTTTGTTAAGAATACTACAAAAAATAAAGATAATACAGATGGTTATGAAATAACAGCCATTAATTATTCAACCAATACCCTTACATTGGAAACAAATCTTGATACTAATTGGGAAATTGGAGATATCGTTGAAGGTTATGTGCCTGGTTCAACTTCAGTTGCAAATACAATTGAAAATAGGTATACTTCTGTTTATATTGATGCAACTTCAACCACTTTGCAGAATACAGATTTAACAGTGTCTTGTCCTAAACAGTTTATATCTGATGAGGTTGGAAATACTTATCCTACAGCTTGGGTTGAAGATCAAAGATCTATTACAGGAACAATGACTCTTTATGCCAGAGCTGCTGACACTAAATATCTATATGACAACACTCAGAGAACTGAAAAAGTTGTGCATATGTTATTTGGAGATACTGACGGAGAGAGTATGGCTATTGCTATGAGAAGAACTAAACTGACCAATCCAACTTCCAGTGAGAATGGTCCAACAATTAACATGGCTTTAAATCTTACAGCACTTGGTAAAATAGATACAACAACAAGTGAAGTTGGAGAAAATTCCATTGACGTAGTAACAATATAATTGAGGTTTTTTATGATAAAACAAGATGTGAAAATAAAAAAAACTGGTGTGACTATAACCGTTTCGACTTGGGCTGCTGAAGAAATGGTTAAGAAGGATGTTGGTTATATTGTTAGCGAACCTTATGAATTCCCTAAGGAGGATACTGTTCCTTTTCCCAAAAAGAAAAAGAAATCAATGGAAGATGAATATTAAAATTTAATCCCTAAAAAATGGCTGGTAATAACTTCTAAAATTTATTAATCCATTTTGTTTTTTGCCAGCCATTTAATAAAAATAAAATGGATACACAAGGAGAATTTAAAAAATATGTTAGTTCTAAAAAAGAAAACTGAAGACTTCTGTATTACTTATGAGCAAGATGATGTTAACATTAAATTTTGGGTAGTTCCATTGACTGAAGGCAAAATCAGAAGAATATCACAAAGATCTTGGGAGTTTAAAGGGGAAGATTCAGCATCTCCAAATATAGGAAAGTTCACAGACGACAAGTTAGATGCTTTAATAAATAAATGGGAAGGCATTGTAGATGAAAATGGAAAATCAGTACCATGTACCAAAGCTAATAAAATAAAGTTTTATGAGAACTACCCTGATATTATAGATGATTTCCTTTTGCCTGAAGTTGATAAATTGATGGAAAAAAACAAAGAAAAAAAAGGTAATTCGGAAAAAAACTAATAAAATGGGCTGAATATCATTCTAAGAATGAGATTGTTAGTTGTGAAGCTTGTAGGATTACATGGAAAGGTGAACCTCCATGCTTAGACTGTGAACATAAACAACCTGATTTATATGAAGATAATTTGTCTTCTTGGACTGCATGGGTTGCGCTTCATAATCACGATAGACAATTTTTGAGTGGAATGTCTGTTCATCCTTTAAAATTATCGATTATAACTATTGCTCAGTATTGCCAAGTTTTTGGATTGTATCAAGATGAATTTGAAAAGATTATTAAAATTGAAGAAATAATGTATTCAAAAATAATAAATGATTATAAACAGGCTAATCAGCCTAAATCTCAAGGTAAGAATTTATTATTAGAAAAAGGAAAATTTAATGGAAGGCATTAAGATAAAAATAGAGACCAAAGATTCAGTAAAAGAATTTAATAATCTCGACGATGCAATAAATAAATTTGGCTTAAATATAACAAAATTAGATTCTAAATTGAAAGGCTTTGGAAGTAGTTTGTCTCAAAGTCTTTCAACTCAAAAACAGATATTACAAGCTGTCAATAATTTGTCAAGGTCTTTCAATGGTCTTGGCAATAGTTTTAATCAATTAAATCAAAGCTTTAAGAGTATAAATGATAACTTAAGTCAAGTTAATCAGAGTATTAATAAAAATACTGATGTTCAAACAAAAAATTTAAATGTTTTATCAAAATCAACTCAAACTATTAATAATTTTAATGCATCTTTAGACAAAACTAAAACTAAAATTTCTAATTATGATAAAGAACTAAATACTTTAACAAAAACATTTAAAGATTTAGGTAAAAATTCAAAAGAAGCAGCATCAGAAGCTAAAAAGTTTCAAGATCAATTTACTAAAAATCAAAACATTAAAAAAGCTCAAGATTCTTTAAGATTGTTAAAAAATGAACTTGGTTTAACTGAAAGACAATTAAAACAATATGGTAACCAGGCAGGATTAACCAGCAAACAAATAAATCAAGTTACTAAAGAGAATTCAAATTTAACAAATTCAAACAAAAAATTAAATAATTCTTTTATGAATTTAGAAGGCTCATTGTCTGGGATTAAATCAATAATTCCAGCGTTAGGTTTTGGCCTTTTAGCAAAAGAATTGATTGATACAGCCGTTGCAGTTGATAGAATAGAAAAAGGTCTTGCAGCAGCAACTGGATCTATGGAAAAAGGTGCTGAAGCATCAGAGTTTTTAATGGCTCAGTCAAAAAGGCTTGGTATTGTTTATCAAGATCAAGTTCAGGCTTATCAGCAACTTACAGCAGCAGCTAAAGGTACAAATCTTGAAGGAGAAGCAACAAAAGAGATTTTTCTTGCGGTTACTGAGGCGTCAGTTGCATTACAACTTAAATCGTCTCAGGTTGAGCGAGCGTTGTATGCAGTTCAGCAGATGATCTCAAAGGGTAATGTACAAAGTGAAGAATTAAGAAGGCAGTTAGGCGAACAGCTTCCTGGAGCATTTGGAATAGCTGCTAAGTCAATGGATGTTAATACTGAAGAGCTGAATAATATGCTTAAACGTGGCGAGTTGATTGCTGAAGACTTTTTGCCTAAATTTGCTAAAGCCTTAAGAAAACATTACTCAGCAACATTAGATGAATCAACTAAAAGTTTACAATCAAATTTAAATAGAGCTTCAACAGCATGGTTTGAATTTCAAAAAATAATAATGGAAGGAGCTGGGACTAGTGTTTTAAATGAAACTGTTAGAGACTTAACAGCATCTTTTGATGAGTGGATGCATACCAATGAGGACATAATAAAACAAAATGTTGATAGTTTTTTTATGGGTTTGAAAGATACAATTGCAGCAACAATTGATGTTTTGAAGACTCTTGCATCAGCTTTTAAAAATGTTTATGGGGTTATAGAGGATCTGCTTAGTGTTGTTCCTAAAGAAGCTTTAACAGTTGGATTAATTGGTTTAATTTCTTTTGGTATAGGTGGTAAATCATTACTTATTGTAGAAGGTTTAGCATCTGCTGCTGTATATTATCAAAAACTTGCTGAATATGCTTGTATAATAGCAGATACAAAGATTGGGTCTCCAGAGTTGGGAAAGCAATTTGATATTCAAAGTCAAATTGATAG